TTCGTAGTTGAGTCGGGGAGTAAATTCACTAGCAACCACACACACCCATGTGTGATATTCAAATGCTGAGTCAGCACTTGTGAATTTTTCCAATGGTATAAGTCGCAGATAAGTGGGAAAGAAACCCAGTTCTTCAATACACTCGCGTTCCATGCCGCCTAGTAGTGTTTCGCCAGTTTCAATTTTGCCGCCGGGCAAGCCCCATGCGCCAGGATGCTTGGCGTCATTGCGCAGCAGATACAGATATCTGCCGGTGTCCATACTCCGGAACCAAACGCCCACAGCTTTTAGAGCACTAGACTCCATGTTCCTCCCGGATACACTCCTTGATAACTTTTCACCCATGCGTCACCGTTCCATTCGTATTGTATACCAGTAGTTATGTTTGTAACATACTGACCCCCAGCTTGTCCGGCAGCTCTGAACACCACCCGCCAGTAGTTGTTGTTGTATTCAACAATGTCGTTGGCATCGGCAATCAATGATCTTCCGTTGGCGCCTACCCACGCAGTGGCCGGACTCAAGTTGTCTTCAGAGCCAGTGGCTTCGGTCAACAAGTAACGTTGCCCTTCCAGGGCTGAATCCAGACCATCTTGTGGACCACTTGCCAAGGGATTGATCACAGCATCAATAGGATCCAGTGTGTTTTGTGGTGTGGTATCTGAGTCCACATCAAACAGCACAAACCGATCATCGTTGGGATCTAACACAATAGTACCAATAACCTCTGAATCATCTGCTTGGACCAATCTAATTTGGCTGATACCGGGTCTAAGCACTCCGTATGTGCCAATCACTGTGGTCCACAGCAGGTTGCTGTCACTCACAATCTCTGTAGGTGTCAATGTGCTATTGCTGGGTTCTTCAACGATTGATAGTTGTTGTAAACATTGCAATCTATTACCAATGAGAACCACCGCCCAGTTATAAGGAGTAATAATTTGTCTAGTGCCCAGGAGCAAGTCATTGTTGGTAACAGCATTGTTCAGATCACCTTGTGAGTCATACATGGATGCAATCACACGTTCTACCACGCCCAGCTTCTTGACCTTGATCGGTGAGCTGAGCCAAATTGGTATGTTGAATTTGATTGTGGCCATGTCAATAGGGTTGTCAGTGCCGATGGGAACAGTACGCGAAGTCCATACAACTGAGTCAAGTTCAACCACAGTCAAGCTGGTCCAGTCGATAAAGTTATCGGTACTTTGCACTTCCAAACTAGGGTTGAACAAGGTCAACATCTGCTCCAACAACTGCATCTTTTGATTGGTGTTTGATGTCCAAATATCCAGGGTAATACCCATTTTGTAAGGCACAGGCATCAGTCGTTCAATGGTAAAAGCATTGCCTTGCGTGGGTTCAAAGGAGTCAGTTGCACTGTCATATGTGCGTTGACGTACATTTACCTTGCTCACATGGTAAGGCTCTTGCATGCGCGGACGATCATAGTCTAAACTTGAAATGTAGAAAGTCATCAAGGGACTTGCTGGCATTGAGTTGCGACTGTTCTCTTGCATGATCACTTGTGCGTTGCGACTGGCATCGCCATAGCGAACAGGCACACGTATCAGCGCGGCTTGGTTAACGCCATCAGTTTCATTGCCGTATTCAATTTGGAAGTTGCTGACAATTCTGGTGAATTGTAGCAGGAACCGGCGTAGCTGTTCATCGTAAAAAAATTGTTGCATTGTTAACTCGACTTCTGTCCAGGTTGTGTGTCAGGGTACGGGTTTGGTGGCAAATTGCCGCTTTGATCCCCGTTGTCAGCACGTGGTTTAAGGGCTTCACTGAGACTCTGACGACTTGGAATGTTGCCCATGTCTGTGGTGCGTGTTGTGTATGTATTGTTAACAAAGCCCGAGCGTAAAGTATTGTTGGTGGATCCATTGTTGAGATTGGTACGCACACCATCTTCAATTTTGGCCCAACGGTTCACGGTTGAATTGTATCTAAACAGTCTATTTGGGAAGTAATCTAATCTCAAACAATAATCTCCGTCTACAGCACCCAATGGGAAGGCAACCCCAGTTACCACAGGAGCACCGTTGGGCACCGTATCTCCAGTTAGGTACCCTTTGGTATAACCCGGGCCACTTGGGGTAACACTCATACCACCTTGTGTGCCGTCTACAGTATTACCATCGCTTGTGGTCAACGTGGTTGGGTTGGCCGGACTGCCATCTTCTAATGTTGGTGCCACATAGTACTGATCAGTGGCATAACCGCTGAGTGGAACTTCAACATCGGCTTGTGTGAGTATGGCATCGTTGATTTGGGTGTCTTTGGTGCGAGTACTGAACACATCGCTTTGGGTCAGCGGTGTATACACTTGCCAGTAGGTAGTATTGTTAATGTCTGTACCAGCCGGTACGTTCTGTTTGGCCTGATAATACACGTCACCTGAATTGGTGACCCAGCCAGTGGGGTAGAAATTGCCGTTGTCCCAGATATTTTCGCTGACCACAGGCCGCTTGAGTATGTCCTTGAATTCCTGGTTGTTGGTCATTGGCGTGGCTTTCACACGCCAGGTATGTGGCATCCAGGTTTGACTCATGCCTTCTGTGGCATAGTCAGCATCTTGTACCACATAGTACTTGGGCAAGGGTTGCGGAATGGCTGAATTCAGTGGATGGTAGTCTTTCAAGTTTGGAACTTCGAGCACGTCGCCGTTCATGAGTTTGCGCCCAAACGTGTCAATCATGTCGTTGTAGTGGAATGTGATAAACAAGGTATCGTTGTTCAAGAACAGGCCAAATTGTGTTAGATCAAAATCCACATCCTGGTGTGTGTACACCCCACGCATGATGTAAACGTCCTGATCATACACTCTGTCTCGGTTCTCTAACAGCAGCAAGTCTTGAATGTTTAGTGGACTCAGTGCATCGTAAACGGGCTGTGTGGCATCACCATTGCCCGAAAGAGCAGAATCTTCGCCCCCAGTCTGCGGTCCAGCGTATTTGTGGACAAAAATGTCCATTCCCCCGACGGTGTACATTTCGGAGATGGTGCGATCCAAAAACTGATAATCGCGGGTTCGATTTGGGCGGTATAGACTTAGGCGTGGCATAATGTTGTATTTATGGGCAGGTTGACCAATAAATCCAGAACTGCTATAATTACTGCATTAATACAAAAGGAGCCGGCGTGAAACCCATTAAACTGTTAAATCCCCGTAGTTCAGACACCAATGTTATGGGTGGAGAACCTGTGTGGAAAACACAACCCACAGAACATCGTATCAGTGCCCTGAGCAAAGCATTCTCATGGTACAACTATTTCTACGGCAAGAAAGATGCCCGTGACATGATTGTAAACTATTTGGAATCACATGATCGCAAGGCAGATGTGCGAGCTCTTAAAAATATCTCTGACTCTTCTATACGTTTGACCACAGGATGGTTGTGTCGTATGAACATGGTGGGATTGGAACTGAATGAGACAGAGCAGATTAAACTGGATAACTTACTAAAAGAAATATTGGCCAGTAAACAAGAGATTGAGGTAGAATCTGCGCCGGTCATAGATGCAGTGGCTCGACCCAATATCCAAGATCGACTTCGTGAAAAGGTGTTGGAGTGTGCCGGGGAATTAGACGGCATGTTCGACGAGTTTGTGTCGGCAGGTGCCAAGATGTCAGCAGACTATAAACCTATTATGGTAATTCGTGGCATGAACGTGGCCCCTCAATTGATATCAATTATTACTGACAATTGGAAACGCCAACTGGCAGAGTTTGAAGAAGTGGTTGAAGGCAAGGATGCTATGCTTGTGGAAGCATATTCAAATTTCAGTAAAATTCAACTTCGTAATTGTGTAAAATTTTGTGAAGCAGTGGTCAACGACTGTGGTGCTTATGTACAGATCAAGAAGGTTGAGCGCAAGCCACGCAAGGTGAAAGCAGTACCCCCAGAGAAACGTGCGGCCAAGTTCAAACATGTGGTAGAATTTGCTGAACTCAAACTCAAAGGACTACCGGCCGCAAGCCTGGTGGACAAGGCAGAAGCATGGTTGTATGACACTAAAAAGCGCAAGTTGATCCACCTTGTGGCAGACAGCCACACACAGGCATTCACTGTCAAGAACAACAGCGTAATTGGATACAGTACTGTAGAAACACTACAAAAAACTGTGCGTAAACCAGCAGACGTTACCAAAGCCATACAGGCCGCAGGCAAACCAGCAGCACGTAAGATTTACAAGGATCTGACCACTACAGAAACCCCTTGGAATACCCGTGGTACTGAGAACCTGATCATTCTCAAAGCCTGGTAAATATAGGGACTGGAGTCCCTTATGGCTGAAAATACCCTACCCCAACTAAAGCAAGATTTAATAGAATATGTCAAGCTTCAGTTGGGTGATCAAATAGTTGATCTTGAATTAGACCCTGCACACTACGAAGCCGCTTATCAAAAAACAATAGGCACTTATCGTCAACGTGCTGAAAATGCTTACGAAGAAGCATACATCTTTATGGAGTTGATTCGAGACGTAAACATCTACACCCTACCCCAAGAAGTTGCAAGTGTACGTCAAGTATTCCGTAGAACTTTTGGCGATTCAACTGGCCCTTTTGCATCAAACTTTGATCCGTTTGCACAGGCCTCAATCAACGTTTACCTTATGAACTTTAACGTGGCAGGCGGACTGGCCACATACGATTTCTACTCACAGTATGTTGAATTGGCTGGGCGCATGTTTGGCGCTTATATGAATTATACGTTCAATCCTGTAACCAAAAAACTACAACTGATCCGTGATCCAAAAGGCACCGGTGAAAACGTGTTGCTGTGGGTATACCAAGTCAAACCCGAGATTCAATTACTCAGTGACTACCAAATCCAACAATGGATCAAGGACTACATGGTAGCCAACTCCAAGATGATCATCGGTGAAGCCCGTGAAAAATTTGCCACCATTGCTGGCCCACAAGGTGGTGGTACCCTA